CATTTCAATTTTGTCTTCTGCCATTAACCCTAGTAGGTCATGTTTTGTAATTCTGTTAGCAGTACCGGCAGTAACATCACTGTGATACTTTTTAGCGTATTCGCTTAGTGTTAAGATTTCGATTTGTAAACGACCCGGAGCACGTTCTTCAATAATTTCAGCGAAGCGTTCTGCAGCACGAATAAAGATTTCAATAGGTTCGTGGGCTAAAACCCAGCGTACTAATTTTGGTTTCATTGTATTTTTCCTTAGATATGAAAGTTAATAGCTTGCATGTATATGCTTACGGGCGGGCGTTCTAACTGAGTTAGTAAAAGAGATAAACTCTAGGCGTCCTGTATAATTCCGACGTCAATAACCATTGGCGTTGCTAATATTATTTATCTGTATCTAAAATCTATTATGAACATTGATTCCAGAATCAACGAAATTTGCTTCGCCGAGATAATAAAATGGACTTAGGAATCCTACGAATCCCACAGGTTTTTTCATTTCGTAGTTAAAGAATTTGGGATCAATTTGATCTACTAGCAATCCCAGGCCTGCTTTCCATAGCTGGTACTGCGGAGTATCTTTAAAGTTGGTGTAAAACCAGTGGTCCATTTCGTTATAAAAACTATTGCTAGGTTTATTGGTCTGGAAGGTTGTTGGATCATAATCTGGGTATATTAAGGGCTTGACTAAATGCTCGTACGCTGTTCGTTGAGTATAGCTGTAATTGGGCCAACGACATAGATACTGTGCGTGTTGATTTGCAGGAAGATTAAACCAATTCATAATAAGGTACGCTTGCTTATGTATAAGATCTGGCAAGTCTGGAGTCCAATAAAAATATTCAATATTTAAGTTAGAATATTCTTTGAAAGTACTAACGCTGTGGTTAGCCATTACGTCCATAAAGTACAAATACCATTTTTTATCTTTAATACAGACCTTGGGCTTATCTACTCCGTACAGTATGCAGATACTTTTACCTGTGTCGGCTTGATTTTTATGTTCTTCATAGCCCAGTGGATCATGCTTAAATGCGTGACCGGGTTGGAAGTAGTCTTTGCTCTTAAATACCCAAGTTTCATCATAATCTGCTGTTACCATGTTTTCGGTATAGTCGTGCATAACTATCTTTGTCTTGGGAGCGTGTACAGCCAGCCATTGTAGTACAGGCTGTGCAGCAAATTTATATTCGCTTAATGTATTTTCGGGTTTATAATTGAACGGATCGTCGGTAACGTTCTTCTCGCCTTGCTTGGGGTAGCGGAATGTAACTTCGTCGATGTGTATCTTGTTTGTTACAAAACTATAAAGTGCCATGGCACTATCGCCACCACCACTAAATTCAAGTCTGATGTAATCGTATTTTTCTCTGAGCTGTTGAGCACGTATACGGTATAGTTCTCTTAACGGAGTTTCTGGCTCCTGAGTCCATATCTGTTTACCAAATATTTCGTTACTAAAATTCCACTCTGGGAAATGCCCGGTCTTAGTTGCTTGTACAAGTGCCTGCGGCTTACTGTAAAATGTTTGATCACCGACGGTGTAGTAGCCCAAATTGGAATTCTGATAGATTGCTAGATCGGCAAATTTATTTGTCATTTTTAATTATACTTGAAGTTTGGGGAGATAGTCAACCGGGAAGTTTGCTGACAGCTTAATACTTATGACAGATTTAAAAAGATAAACATGCCGTTTATGTTATGAGCTAAGTCACCTAAATATTTGTGTAGTTCGAGCAGTAATACAACCAACGTTTATCCAGGAGGACATATTGTCTAAACGTCAACACAAAAGAGCAGATGCTCAAGTAGTAAACAATAATCACACCAGTTTTAAAAGTAATAACGCAGTACGATTGGACTTGTATCAAAAGGAACAACCGCCTAAGGCTCAACACCGTCCAATAGCATTACTCCCAAAGAGCCTAACACAAGAAACATATATTGATCTATTAACTGACCCACAGCGTCTTATTATATTCGCTACGGGTCCAGCCGGCACAGGCAAGACCATGCTGGCAGTACTAGCTGCGCTAAAAGCATATAGAGCCGGCGAAATTGATCGTATTGTAGTCACCAGACCAGCAGTAGGAGTTGATGATGAGGAGCATGGGTTCTTACCCGGCGACCTAAATGAAAAGATGGCTCCATGGACCCGTCCTATTTTTGATATCATTGGCGAATACTACCGTCAGTCCGAAATCGCCAAGATGCTAGATGACCGTACAATCGAGATATCTCCCCTAGCATATATGAGAGGAAGAACATTTAAAGACTCGTGGATTATTGCAGACGAAATGCAAAACGCGACACCATCACAAATGAAAATGTTACTCACACGATTAGGTGAAGGTAGTAAGATGATTGTAACAGGTGACACAAGACAAGCTGACCGCAGTGACGATAATAACGGATTGCTTGATTTTCAGCGTCTAGTAGATTCATACAAGAACTGTAAATATGTGTCCGGTGTAGAATTCGATCACCGAGATATACAACGCCACCCTGCTGTGCTTGAAATACTTAAGATTTACAAGGAGGTTTGATCTTATAGCATAAATAATAGTGCAGGTCGCGATGCGTCAACATCCACCTGCTCTAATAGTTGAAAAGGAACTATCAGCAATGATATTTATTATATATAAAACCACAAATTTAGTCAATGGTAAATTTTACATTGGTAAACATAATCAATCTACTGATTCGTTTGATGGCTATTACGGGTCCGGGTCATTATTAAAAAAAGCAATTAAAAAATACGGAAAAGATAATTTTATCCGCGAAACACTTTTTGAATTTAGCGACGAATATTCGGCGTATCAGAAAGAAGTGTTGGTCATTAGCGAAAATTTATCTAATCCGCTTTGCTATAATTTACGTACTGGTGGTACTGGCAGAAGTTATAATTCAACAGAGCAATCTCGCTATCTTCAGAGTAAAAGTGCTTTAGCACGATGGGAAGACCCAGAGCAATATAATGCAATGGTATTAGAAAGACAAACCCGATATAACAATGACACCGGTAAAGAAATAATAGACAATATTGCTAATTCTGTTAAAGCACTATGGGAAGATCCAGAATATGTTAAAAAGCAAACTGATGTTAGATCTTCAATGGAGTACCGATCAGTTCTTAGAGAAAAAGCAAAAAATAGAGAAAAGTTTCAATGTATACATTGCAGTGGTATGTTTCAACCAAGCCACTTAGTTCGCTGGCATAACGATAATTGTAAACTTAATCCTGCTCTCCAGTAACTAATTTATAAACATCCTTCCAAGATTTTACCACTTTAATATCAGGGTGGTAATAGTGGAGGCTATGTCCATGCTCCATTAGTATACTTTTGAGCCCTAACCCTGCACCAACTTCACAATTAGTAATTTTATCTTCGATCCAGTGATATCCACTATTTTGATATGGTTCAAGTGCTTCGTCCTTATCTGCTCCGGTGTCTAGGAATATAAATTTCTCAAATGCTGTTTCACCGAACAACTTACGTAGATTCATTCTACGTAATTCTTGTGCATTTTCGTTTTTACTTAAACTTGATATAGCATGAAAAACATATCCGTGTTCCTCGTGTAGTCTTTTAAGATAAAACATAGAATCTCGAAGGGGTGGTAAAAAACCAATATGGGCACTTTCGTTAAAAATTCTTATTAGTTTAACTGCCTGCTCTCTATCCATGCCATATCTTTTACTGATATCGTATTTAAATTCACCGCCGGGTATTTTATTAAATCCGTGCTGTTGCAAATACACATCAAACGCATATTCCCAATCGAGGCAAACGCCGTCGATGTCGGTTAGTATAATTTTATTTTTCATTTACGCCTTTAACAATTCTATAAGTTTTTCAGGTTTAACAATATCGTGTACTTCTTTAACATTGAGTACACGCACTTCTAATTCAATGATTTCAAATTCGTGCATAGTTTTTAACATATAATCGTCATGTATACAACGAGTTAGGAAACTACGCAACTTACCAGTGGTGTCAAAGGTCTTACCTTTTTCACTCCACTGACGATACATAGTACCTTTATTATACTCGGGGGGATTAGATCCCTTCCTTCGAACTTTGTAGTGTATCTCTTTCATTTCAAACTTCCAATAGTCAATAAGTGTTCTACACACTTTGTACAAATAACATTATAACGTGGACCACCAGTGGGACTAATAGCAGTATTACATGAGGTGCACATGATAAACGCTTGTGTAACAACATGTCCGCGTTCTGCAGGGTACAACGGTGTTAAGGTATATCCGATTGGTTCTGGTTTAGTTTGATCCATTATGCACACCTCAATAAAAATGTAGTATAATCCCTCTTAGAAAAAAATATAAACTCATATATTTTAGACCTTTGTGTGGTCCAAGTAGTCCATTTATCACGTTTAAGATTCTGTATTAACCACGCCCGAATATTGTTAATATTATCAATATCATTATTTGATATATACGGAACACTATACGAATAAGACATTACAGGACCTTAACATAGTTTAACACCGTAACCTTGGCATTGTTGCGGTACTCTTCTTCCCTGTGTGCTTTAACACGACCTTGTATCTGCCCTACTTCGCATACCTTGTCTAAGTTCTTGGCCCAGTAAAATACTAGATTGTCGTGTTCAGTATATCCATAAACTGCGTAGCAATCTGTTGATTGGATGTAACGCTTTTCGATCAAGCTAAACTTGACAGTAATGGTTTCACCGATACGACCAGTATAACGACTTGTACGTTCGTATCTGGCACCTAGTTCACGCACATGATCACGTTGCTGGTACTGGTCCACCAAGTGCGGTGCCCATGCAATTCGACCAAATGTGTTAGGCCCTACTTCTTTGTCGGCCAGGATTTGGTTAAGTAGGCCCAGGAACTGATCTGGTTTTCCTTTAAGGCTCTGCATGATTACATTTTGTTCAATGTACTGTATAACACCATCGGCTTGCTTGTGATGGAAGTCGTTGACAATAAACTTGCCTCCGAACGTGTTGCCAAACAACACAGATTCAGAAATAAGGTGACGATTAGGGTGATAATCCACACCATTTATTGCGATGGGATTACGTACAATAGATCGGTTATTGTGCTCATATGCCGCAATAGCTGTAGCAAGCACTAGTAGGGTGGGGGAGGATTTAATCTTCATTTAGTTGTCCATTATTCCAGTTCATACTATATTATAGCATTATGGGAATTAATGGTCAACTACTTGGATTTGAGCTTGCTGTGTACGTACTGATGTAAGGTGTTTAAATAGTTGGTTTGAGTAAGCATTTTAAACTCTAATGCTTCTAAACGGTGCTTTAATTGTTGGTTTTCGTGCTGTAAATACTCCAGGGTCAGTTTAGTATCCTTGAGTACTTTCTCGTGGCTAAGTAGGTTAGGACGTGGTGGAGCATTAGGATCCACAGCCCGTTTCTTCTTAGGTTTATACATGTTAAATATGCTCATACTAGATATTTATCGTTGGGCACACTTGGGAATTTTACTGCTACTGTATCTGTATCTTCTGTATAGACCGCTTCGTTGACATCGCCGGGTTCTACAATGCAAATATCACCTGCACGGAATTCTTCTCCGTTTAGAATCATACAACCACGGGTAATCAATTGTATCTCTGTAATCACTGCATGATAGTGTTTGGGATAACTAGTTCCTGCTAAATTAGTTTGAAAGCAAACTTCAAAGTCTTCGGTTCGCACTACTGCTCCGGGAAAGTTACCAATAAACCATCCGCGGGCTCCTGCGTCACTTAGTCGATGTCTTTTCATATTATTTCCAATACGGTGCAAATTCGGGTACTACATCTAATACATTTTCGTTACGTACTTGATCGAGACGTTGCGTAGTTTCAATTACCGCAGACCAAGACGATTCCGGTGCTTGGTACATATATGTAATTACAGCATCAATTTTATTTTTAAGAACTTGGTACTTGCTACTAGACACCAAACGATCTCTTGCTAAATCTTTTAATTCTATAGGTAAATTAGTAATATTTTGATCTGCTGGACCATGCGCTATGGTAAGATCTGTTCCAGCAAAGTTTGTAGTATTGTCAATGGCAAAATCAAATACTTCTGTTAGATGCAAGATATTATATACTGTAATCACTACATTGAATTTTAATTTTGCGGCAGGATATGCTAATACCGTTTTAATATTAGTTTGTGTAGTTGCCCAATTGGCACCAGATCGAACATATTCTAATAACGGGCCTGTGGCATCAAGGCTCACAATAAACAACACATTAGTAAATCGTTTTAGGTAATCTTCTAATTGCTTCTTGCCAAAATTTAATTTACTTAAATTTGTTGTGTAGGTAATACGTATATTGTGTAGGCCTAATTGATCTAAGTGATCCAACATTGACCAGTGTTCTTTTTGATATAGTGCTTCACCACCAGCAAAGTATACTTCCTTCAGTTCAGATAAATCGCCATACTTGGCAATAATATCTTCCCATTCATCTGTATCATGTGCTTGTATTACGTAGTCCTTGCGCCCGGTTCCACGATAGGCTTCTTCTGCCCAGGAATGACTATAAGCAGGGCCGCACATGCGACATTTAAAATTACAGATGTTGCTAAATCTGGCATCCCAATACTGCATTTTAAAATTATGCAACTTGCCATCAGTTTCAGTATTTGCTAATAGTGTGTCAACATTGATGTTGAAGTTTTTGATATCTAGATTCTTATTTTCACGAAAACTAGCAAGTCCGTGTTGTTCTTCGCGATAGCATTGGCTACAGGCAGAGTTCTTCTTGCCTGCCAACATATCCGTTCTGACCTTTTTCATAGAATCAGAATTCATTATATCTTCTGCTGACTCAAAGTCCTTTATGTTACCAAATTTTCCGTCACCGGGATTGGCAGAACAGCAAGCACGTATTTCACCACTGGGCTCATGAAAGAAATGAATCCAGGGTAAAATACAAAAAGTATTACTGGGCAGGGGTTTCTGCATCTTCTACTGGAGTTTCTTCTACAGCTTCTTCTTTGGGAATAAACTGTTCTAAGTAAGCCATATCCAACTGTGCCATTGTTTGAATAACGTACTGTGGATAACCTTCTAAGAAGTATTTGAACATTTCGTCGAATGTTTTAGTGGTGCCAAACTTGTTGTATACAATTTTCTTTTCGTTAAGATTTAGAATAACACCTGCGTACTGACGATCCTTGCCAGAGAGCCCTTTGGTGAACTCGATACGCTCATCGTATTGATAATTGTCTGGATTCTTTGTCCAGCCAGCAATTTGTGTTTGTACTCCGGCACGCGGCTTTTGTACATAAAATGCGAGTAAGTGAATATCTTTAATTTTCATAGTTGTGTAAGTTCGATTAAGGTTGCTGATAGGTTAATTTCTTGATCTGCTACTAGTGGTACGTTTACAAGACCTTTGCGAATTGCTAAAATTGCTGCGTCTTGCCCTTCTTGAGTTTTTGACCATAAGTCTAAGTTATCGTACATCCAACGGAACATATCATCCATGTCCTCAATGGTTGCTTGAGCACAAATAACCTTACGTGCATCTACGATCTTGCCTGCTTTAAATAGAGCTACTGCATCTAGTTTCCAATCCTTAACACCACGATCATTTTCGCCTGGAGTATTTAACTTACCAGAGCTTGAATTGGGCTGTAGCAAGTTTAGACATTTACGTAGATCTGGATATGTTGCCTTGACATAACTGTCTAGAGTATCTAGATCAAATTCAATATTTTCTGTTACTAAAATAGTTGCCGCACGTGCTGTAAATTCTGTTACATCACTTTTATCAATATGAAAACCTCGACAACGACTGTGTAGTGCTGGGATAATCTTATGTGGTATGTTGCAAGTAAGAATAAAACGTGCCGACTCTTGATACGTTTCCATTAGGCCACGCATGATGGCTTGAGCATTGTGTGTTAGGTAATCTGCTTCGTCTAACAAGACTACTTTAAACTTACCAAATGGCATTGTGCTAACAAAACCTTCAACACGAGTTTTAATAAAATCCACACCGTTATCACGTGATGCATTAATATGCAGGGTATCGTAATCTTCTACGCCTAGTTCGTTAATAAGAACTTTGGCCAAGGTAGTCTTGCCTGTGCCCGGACTTCCGCTTAATAAGATATGCGGAATAACCCCGTCTTTGATCCAGGCATCAACCTGATCTCGTTGCGATTGATCGGTGAATACATAATCTCCTACTACCTTAGGTCTGTATTGTTCTGTCCAAAGTTGTTTCATTCTTTTACCTGTTGTATGATTGTTTGTGCTATTTTACTGGCTTTATCTTCAGCAAGCGAGTACTTGTGTAACCGTTCTGCACATTTTCTAAGTGCATCGCTTAGTACTTGATCTTCGGCTTCTTCTAATATTAATCGGGCAATATCGTGTAAGGCGACAACTGCGTCGACGAGTTTAAGATTCCTCATACTAGTTCTTCTGCAATTCCTAAAACTTCTGCTAAGATTAAAAATGCGCCTGCAGCAAATAATTGTCCGGCACACAGAAGTCCGCCTGCTACAATACGGAATGCGCTTTTAACTAAACTAATTTTTAAGTGTGCTACTGGATTTGGTGTACTCATTTTGTGCCTTTGAAAAATTTGATAATATTGTTGAAACGTGTTTTGACTTCTTTAACGGAAATCATTGATGGGTGATGCGGACACCTGCCTTGCATAAAATCACAAGTAGGTGTATATGTGTGCTTGCATACGCTACAACGTGGTGGTTTGCTACTTACTCGCTTTTGAGTATCTCTACTATTCTGTCCTGATCCCATTGTTCTTCCCCGGTAAATGTTGGGCAATGCATATATCTATCGTCTAACCAACATTTTAACAGATACAAATCTTTTTTACAAGACATTTGGGTAAAGCCATCATTGCGATCATTGTGAATTTCTATCAATGATTTTTGAATAGCCCACCGAACACTTTCTAAATCGGGTTTTTTAAATCCCATTTTACCAACGGTCTTTTGCATCAATTTGAGTTGCACTACTTAAACTATCATCACTTGGCTCAGATTCTGAAACCAGTAAGATGTCGGCCGGGTCAATTCTGCGAATTGTGACTTCGCCTGTTGTGTCTTCGATAGTAACACCCCGAGTCCAACGTCCGTGGCTTACCAAAACCCATTGCCCAATGGTAATATCTTCTTGTTCTGGTCCAGTAGCGTATACCTGTGCCCAACGTGGACGAATACCTGCACCACGTCCATCATCGTTTAACAAACAGATACCACTACTTAGTTTACGTTCTTTGAAATTCATATCAGATACAAGCACATGATCATTTAGTGCTCGTAAATTATCTACTTTGATTGGTTTAAACATAATTAGATTCTTGTCGGTCCGTTTGATTTTGCTTGTTCTTTTGGAGTCGGTAATGGTTCTTGTGTAACTGTTGCAGGAGCCGCCAGACTATTTGCTAAACTACCACGAGCTGATGGTTGTGCTGGTTGCTTGTCTGGTGATGCCGGAACATTAGTTGTTACAGTTAAGTTATTTGCCAAATCTGTTAATTGCTGTGCATTACTAGCTTCTAGTATTGTTTTTTGTGTTTGATATTCGTGTGGATCATTTGGACTATAGCCAGCACCAGCTGATGGTACCGCATACACTTGATCCATAATTGCGTTTCGTCCAGCGGCAATTTTACCACCAGCACCAATTAAATCACCACGTGCGTTTACCTTCATGTTTCCAACTGCGATTGCTGTTTCGTTGGTTAATTTAATTTTGTCCATATCAACTGCTTGACCACGTGCTGTTTTATATATTCTTGCCATTTTAATTCTCCTTGTATGCTATTTATAAACTGGGTAGTTTACTTTAAAAATTCTTCAATCGGAAGATCGTAATATAAGCTATTAACCTTGTGAACACCCAATAGGTATAATACATAACTTGCTACACTTGATCCACGACCTAATCCCCATACTACCTTGTTTGCTCGCATGGTATCTACAAAATATTTCAAATAGCGTAGCAAGTTAAACAGGTCACGTTCCTGGTATAATAGTAGTTCTTCGCCCACACGTTGCAATTCAGGCGCTGTCTTGCACAAATCCAAGATATGTTGGGCTATATCTAATGTTTTATATTCGTCTGGCATGTGCCAGTTATTTTGATTTTCGTTATCAAATTGTTCAACCGGTATGTTACGTGGTATCCATTGTTGCAATGATGGAATATCTGCATACGTTTTGTTTACAGCCACGTTGAACAAGTTGGCATCTTCAACGTAGAATAGTTCTAGCATCAAATCGGGATTTTGATAAAGCATATCGGCCAACTCATTTGTGTTGGTGTATGCTTGACCATGAGTATCATACTTCATTGAATATCAATAATGTTCTTAAATTGTTTAGATTTTGATTCCATTTCTTCTAATGCTTTGCGATTGCGATTATTCATTTCTTCTTGATAATCCTGAAGCAGTAGTTGTAATTGTCCTACCATATCTGCTTGCCCAATACGGTAAGCATACATCATACGGCTTTGCAATTCAGATAACTTTTTTGTAAGCTCATCCATTGACATCTTGGACAAGTCTGGTGTTAAAGGGTGACCCATGACGGAATGTCTCCTACAGTTGGTTCTACGTATTCTTGTTTTAATTCTTCACCTTTGAGCAAGGCGGTTAGGTCTACCATGGATTGATTTTCTAAGATAGAGACCCATTCACCAGCGTTGGTTTTATGAAATGTTAAATATGCTATTGTACCGATCGGTAACTGTACTGGTATTTTTCTTTGGTCCAAAATAAACTCCTTGTATATAATTATATAGCAATTATACCAAGGAGTCAAGTATTTTAAATTAGAACGTGCTGGCTGCTATTCGTTTCCAGGTATTGGTTGCTACGCAAATATACATATAATTTGAATCATATGCTACTTGGCCTTGTACACCCGTTGAACTAGAAGTTGCAGGCGCACCAGAATGCAATACTACATTACCAAAAAAGCGTGTACTCTGATCGTTCTCAACACCAATGGCTTGTTTCTGTGCAACAAATGGAGTAGAACCTGTACCATCTGGTGTGGTCCAAACAGTAACATTACCACCGAGACCTGCTGTTACGTTGGCACCTTTGGCATAGAATCCAATAGACCCTACAGTATTAGGAACATTGGCTGTGGTACCAGATCCAGTAAATGTTAGAGCATTAATGTATCCAACAAAGTCATTATTCTGTATACCAACGATAGTACCTGTTGCAAGATTGCCACGCAGACCGGTTATGCTGTAGCCTGCACTCGGACCGTTGTCACCTTGTGTGTACGCTATGTTACCTGTGTAGTTTGTACCTGCACTAACAGAGTTATAACTGCCCTGAGTACTAACACGGTCTTCACCTGTTTCTAATGCAAGTGCTATAGGCAACGAATTAACTCCGTAGCCGATTAAAAATGTAGAATTTACTGCTGCATTAAAATATAATTCTGGATCACGGAAAGTGGCACGGTTACGCGATAAGTCAAAAATTTGATAATTGTTACCGCCGTCGATACTACTAAAGTCAAACAGGTAACTGCCCGGTGAACCTTGGTCAGTAGCTTGGTCAAATGTGATAGTTTGTGTACCATCACCGTTTGGTTCAGACCAGGCAATATCGTTAATACCGATAGTAACACTACTTGGAGTTGTTACAGTATGTGAAGTATCAGTGACCTGAATCCATACACGCATAACACCGTAGCCCAATGCACCAGTACCAGTTGATGTTGGCCAGTTGATAAATTTTAATGTAATTGGACCAGCTGTGGTAATCTTTTGGAAGTTGGCCTGGTCAAAGTCCAATATTGCTACGCCAGAGACCGCACCCAAGTCCAATAAACTTTGTGTCCAACTAGCCAATTGTGGACGACGAATCTGTGTTCCTGCCATGTCATTGTTTAATGGCTGACCAGTTAATGCTGTAGTTACAAGAGCTTTGGATTGCAGATCGCTAATCTCAGACCCTGCAAATGTAAAATTGTTTTTAATGTTGGTAAAGTTGTCGCGGAAGCCCTGGCTACTGTTATTTTGGTTAGCAATCGGGAATGTACCGTCGACGTTGTATGGATTAATATTTGATGGCATTTAATGTTTCCTGATTAACTTAATGTTACGTTGGCCCACTTAGTGCCGTTATACACCTGAATATTTCCTGTGGTGTAGTTATATACTGTCATGCCTATTGCGGTTGGAGTTATGGCATTTACTTGAGTTGTAGTTAAATTGGCAAATTGTATAGCACTTGTTAAAGTAACAACACCTGTACTTGCAATTTTAACAGCGTCGGTTGCTCCACTGTTTACAACAAAGTGAATACTGTTGGCACCGTAGGTACCAATGGCCAAGTCTGTTGTAGCACTGGCTAGGTATACCATGCCCGGAGTACCAAATGCGCCAGAGCCAACAAACGTACTAGAGTTCATACCAAACTCACCATAGTTTGTGGTAGCATTACCTAGATTGTTACTTACGTTGAAGTTTGTACTGGCATTGTTTGCGGTACTTTGATTTTGTAAAATCATTTGGTTGTAACCAGCAGTATTACTTGCAATAGTACTAAGGATACCAGTATCAGTGTAATTGATTGGTGTTCCGATAAACACATTGCTACCTACGTTGATATTGCCTGACACTCCGACACCGCCAGACACTATAATTGCACCACTGTTTACGTTGGCAGAAATAGCATCACTCCGAACATATACTTCTGTAGAGACTGGGAATATAACATCACCGTAGCCGTCGGGATCGATAGTGATATTACTATTAGTTCCAGCAGGACTGATAATTGTGTTTGTTATTACGTTGCCAGCTACTTTAATGTTTCCAGTAAATGTTCCATTCTGCACAGTGGACACGTTACCTTGTAATGCTGAAATCTCAGAAGCTGCTGTGATAAAGTTGGTTTGTATATTCTGAAAGTTAGATCTAAAACCTTGTGTGTCGTTATCCTGCCCTGCGATTGGGTAGGTGATATTTATAGTAGCTGGGTTAATATTTGATGCCATTAGTTAAACACTCCGTATTGTGGAAATTTTAAGTATTTATCCTGACTTCCCGGTGTATAGTAACTATCTCTATAGTTAAAGAACTTGGTAGTGTCGCCGTTAAAGGTAGTTTTCTTAGCAACAGAATTGGCTTGATACTTGTAAACAGCATAGAATGGAACTGTTTGGCCCGGACTTAAAATTTGGTCGTAGTAAACAATAGCAGTACCATAGGTTACACCAAAAAATACTCGTATACGATCACCTGGGGTAATTTCCTGTATAAAGTTTAACTGTACCACATCGTTAACAACTGTAATCTGCCATATGCCGCCGCGCTGATTAACTGGGGCAAGCCCCTGTGATTTTTCTAAGTATCCGGGTATTAGTGTGTACGTATCATAACTTTCAGAATCGTAACCTTCAATCCGGGTCGTAGTAGTATTATTGCCGATCCATGCATCCATGTAATCTACCCAGCCATCGTAAGGACCAGGATCTAAGAATTTTTCTTGTTTTGCAAATATCAGTGTATCGCCTGTGCCAAATGTAGTAATTCCGTCTATACCACCGTTGGCAATAATATACTCTACTGTTCTGCCGTTGATCTGACTAAATGGCACGGTTACTGCATAATTAACAGAAGCAACCAACGCACCAATATTGCTATTTGGTAATGCATCGAAGGTTGTTTCTTTACCTAAGGTATATTGATCAGTTGTGGTATTAAAGTTTGAAGTATAGAAATCGTCTAAGAAATATCTATCAACAGTAAAGTCTATATTATTAAAATTAATACCTGAATTTTGTAAACGATACGCAATTAATTTACTTGCGCCCGGTACAGTATAGGCCAGTACCGACGCTTGCACATAACCCAGCGGAGTACTAAATGTTCCATTAGTGGTACCAGGTTGGTTACTGGTCATCCAGGGTGGCAAACTACTTTGATCGTAGTATCCGACACCGGTTGTTAATCTACTGATCATATTCTGACTACTATCAGGATATACTATTTTATATTCTGCACCTGTGGCATCAATATATGGATTAGTAATAGTATTGGTTAAATCTATTTCTAATTCAGCACCATTGCCGTTGCTATTTAGAGTAGGGTCAACGATATCAATATATACTACTTCGTATTTTACATTATAGTTACTGTCCAATACCACGGCTGTTTTAATATCACCAAACTTGAAATTTTTAGTATAATGATTTTTAGCCATTGCATTAGCATAAGTTAATAAATCGCTAGGCTTTAGTCCTGGTAAAAATAACATCTCAATATCTTTAGCAATACCAAACCATGGATCATCGATTCGATAAATTAATTCAGGCACAAATATTTCTGTATTGTTTACAACACTATTAAAGATTTGACGTTGGTCCCACTTTAACATTGCCTGTAGATATAAATTATCATATGGTTCAATATCAATAATATCTAGTGTTAATGTAAACTCTCTTACTGCGGTTGCAGTACCATCTGCAGTTGATACTTGAACAGTAAAGTTGTAAACTCTATCAAATGATTCAGTGTTGCCGTCGATAGTGGTTGCAAAATCATCTAGGCAGAACGCTTCAAACGTAACACGTCCACTTATTTCACC